AATATCATGAACCTAAACGGCCCCTGACACCTGCACCGGAAATACACGTACGGTGGGGTCCTTCTGGCAGCGGCAAAACGCGCTACATTTGGGATACATACGGGATAGAAGAAGTCTTCACCCCCACAAGTTATAAATGGTGGGAAGGCTATGACGGACATAAAGTAGTCCTCATCGACGAATTTCGCGCTGATTGGTGCAAATTCGGTCAGCTGCTTCGCTTGCTGGACAGGTACCCTTACACTGTTGAAGTGAAGGGTGGCTCTCGCCAAATACAGGCTACTACATGGTATATCACCAGTAGCAAGCATCCAAAAGACTGGTACGATCCGTACCATTTTGACGCCCAAGAACGGGTAGACCAGCTACTTCGGCGTCTTACCTCTATTACAGAGGTCCTACCGTGCCCCCTGCGGGTAGACGGGTAGACCGAGGTCGGGGTAGGTAATACTAGTCTACCCCTCCCGAAACCTCGCTCCGCTCGGTCCTGCCTGCGGCGCTTTTTTTTCAAGCGCCTGCGGCGGCCCCTGCCGGGGGCCTTTTTTTTATGCCACTCACGTATCATTAATCGTTGTGGCCAACTGGTCAAAAGTAAATTTAGCAGTACCTAACGGTGTAAGATTTGGTGGTCCATCTGAAACAATGCACACCAGCATAAAATAGCGCTTATAATACGCTTGCTGCATGTACGGCACAGTAGTCCATGCGGCACCTAAAACGGGCATACGAACATTAATGCCACATTTAATGTTAGCCTGATCCTTCGCCATGCTCGTAAAAGGATTAGCTCCAACAGTAACCGCACTTGCTTCCAATTGCAACGAATTGTTGGTCAATGTCTTATATGATGCATAATGCACCTTAAAGACAGCCGGATTAAGTCTAAAATTGTACGCATCCGGACCTTCAATATACTCCACACCAGGAGTCGGAAAATTCTGAGCGGCAAAACGAGCCGGCACATCATTGTTAGCAGCATCTTTACGAGGAGTCACGATAAAAACGTTAAAATTAGCATAACTAGCGCCTCTAAGAAAATAACGCATATTCAATTGCATGCGCTGAATATATGTCGTTGAACTTTCAGTTACATTCCCATCCTGACGCAAACATGCGCCCCATTGAGAAAAATCCGTCAATGGCAAACAAAACCAGTCTCGATTAAATCCCTCCGGACTGGGTGGTGAAGCAGTAAACGTGCCAGTAGTCTGCCAATCGCAAAACACACGTTTTGTCATTGCCGCTTTGTAAAGCTTTGAAACCATACGGGCATTGGTCATTATCTGACGCTGCTGGTTTCTAGCTGTAGGCCTCTGATAGCGCACTTTCGTGACATTACCAGTACGCTTACGCTTAGACTTTGCGGTATATTCACGCAAAGAATTACGGGTGGTGGACTGGCCACCCCTGCGGTACGGCATTTTCCTTACCGCAACATTTTATTCTCGCAATTCGAGTGCGTTCAAATGGTGAGAAACGATATGGTCTACCATATAAATGCCCGTCTTTACTGCAAAGACGTTCGGACCGTGCACCCTCAACAATTACGACGAGGGTGACATAGAGTGGCTCAAGAACCTTGAGTGTAACGTCATGACATGCTCCAAGGAGATCGGTGAAAGCGGTACTCCACACCTCCAATTTTCCGTTACGTTCAAACGTAGCTACAGTTTCGCGGCGCTCAAAAAGCTGCACCCGCGCATTTCTTGGCGCGAGCAAGGGTGCAAACAGGACAACAATTACTGCCGCAAACGTGACAGTGAACTAATCATTGACCGTGACGAGCGCAAAAAAAAAGGCGCTCGAACAGATATTGCCGAAATCAAAGAAATCGTACGCTCGACGCATTCGATGGCCGCCGTTGTAGAATCTGCCACAAGCGTGCAATCCGTGAGGATGGCGGAGCTCTGGCTCAAATATCATGAACCTAAACGGCCCCTGACACCTGCACCGGAAATACACGTACGGTGGGGTCCTTCTGGCAGCGGCAAAACGCGCTACATTTGGGATACATACGGGATAGAAGAAGTCTTCACCCCCAC